GTTCCTGTTGCCGTCACCGCTTCCGTGGCTGCCGGCACTACCTTCGGCCTGACTGGTGCGGGCACTGTCGGCGCTGTCTCCAGTGGCAAGCAGATTCTCAACGCCGTCAGCGTGCTGGCGTCTACGGGGACTGTGGCCAAAGCCAACACCACGACCGTGAGCGGTTCCAACGTGCTGCGCTTGTCGGCTCCTGCTGACGGCTGGTTCTACGGCATCGCCCTGTCTGGCACCGGCATCGCGGCCAGTACGACCGTGACCGGCATCAGCGAGGATGGTCGCACCGTGACGATGAACAACAACGCCACCGCCAGTGGCTCCGTGACCGTGACCGGTACTTATACCGGTTTCATCAAGGCGCAACTGTCCCGTTCGTTCGTTCAGGGTCAGGTTACCTAACCTGACTCAACCAGGCCGGACACTGTTCGGCCTGTTCTTCCATCTTTTTGCATAGTAGGTGACCCCAAATGCAAGGCGCACTCCGCACCACTGGAAACAGCCCTATTCGTCCTCCTTATGTCCGCTTCAAGCGGGTCGCAGTCCGCGACAATGCCGCATCTGTCGAAGCAGGCTATGAGGTGACCCGAGACGAGGATTTTGCCTGTATCACCCCGCCCGGCTCCCGCGATTGCGTGGAGAAGGTCGCCAAGGACTGGTTGAGGGAAATTGAAGCCAAGCACCGTAGCGGTGACCAAGGCTGGCCCTATGAATTCGTGCAGGGATTCAAAATGGCTTATGAGCAGTACCTGCAACAGAACGAAATGCCGCCGATGGGCACTCCCATTCGCGGATTCATGCTGCTGCAACCCAGTGAGCAGCAGCGATGCCTGAGCGCCAACATCCTGACCGTTGAGGATCTGGCGTCCGCCAATGAGCAGGCCATCGGCCGTATCGGCATGGGCGCACGCGCGCTGAGCGAAAAGGCTGCAGCATGGCTGCGCACTCGCGGCGACGGGTCTGCGCAGGTTGCCAGCGAAAATATCAACCTCAAGATCGAAAACGAGCAGCTCAAGGAACAGTTGGCCAGTGCGCTTGACAGCATCAAGCAACTTGAGCGCGAACTGAAGACCAAGCGAGCAGCCTAACCGGAGCCCTTATGTCCCTCTTGTCAGTGGTTCAGGATGCGTGCCGTAGAATCGGCATCGTCGTCCCCAATGCAATCGTGTCGTCCAGCGATGCGCAGATCATGCAGTTGATGACCCTGCTGAATCAGGAGGGACAGTCCCTGTCGGAGCGGTTCGACTGGCAGGTGTTACGCAAGGAGGTGACGTTTACCGGGGTTGCCGCCGATGACCAGGGCGCGATATCGACGATTGTCGGGACTGATTTCAAGTACATCATTCCCGACACGTTCTGGAATCGCACCCTTCGCCGACCTGTCTATGGCTCCATCACGCCGCAAGACTGGCAAATGCTCAAGGCATCGCCTCAGACCGGGCCTTTTCAGCAGTTCATCCTTCGCGGCGGCCACATCCTGATGCTGCCCAATCCGACCGCATCGCAAACGATGGCCTTTGAATACAAGACGGCCAACTGGGTGCTTGCATCGGACGGGACGACAGGAAAGAGCGCATACAGTGCTGATGACGATGCTGCCTTGCTTGATGAGCAGATCATGACGGTGGGCCTTATCTGGCGGTGGCGGCAGGTCAAGGGGTTGGAATATGCCGAGGACTTCCGGCTGTATGAGGGCATGGTTGCTGATGCCATCACGCGCGACAAGGCGCCAACATCGATCAGCATGGCGGGAATGCCGCGTCTTCGCGTTCCCGGCACTGTTGTGCCTTATGGCAACTGGAGCCTTTGATGCGTCAGGCCATGGTTAGGCAGGGGCGCGCCCGCAAGTCGTCCAGCCGGTCAATAACAGCCCCTGTCGGCGGATGGAACGCAAGGGACAGCATCGCGGCGATGAATGTCGCCGATGCGGTCATCATGGACAACTTCTTTCCGCGCACGACCGACGTGATGGTGCGCAAGGGCTATACGGACTGGGCTACCGGGCTGGCGATCGACATCGAGACGCTGGCAGCCTATAACGCGGCGGACGGCACAGCTGAGCTTTATGCGGCTGCTGACGACGGCATCTATGACGTCAGCAGCGACGGGGCGATTGGTGCCGCTGTCGTGTCCGGACTCAACTCGGCGCGCTGGCAAAAGGCGAACGTCTCCACGACCGGCGGCAAGTTCCTGTATTTGGTCAATGGCGTGGATGATCCTCTGCTGTACAACGGGACAGCATGGACGGCCATAAATGCGCTATCGACCCCTGCTATCACTGGCGTCACGACCAATACGCTGGTTGATGTCTGCCTGCATCAGCGCCGCGTCTGGTTTGTTGAGATTGACAGCCTTTCTGCTTGGTATCTCCCTGTTGATTCTGTGGCTGGTGCTGCAACTGAGTTCGACCTGTCTGCAATCTTCAGACGAGGAGGATACCTGCTGACAATGGGGACATGGACGATCGATGCCGGATATGGCATGGACGACCATCTGGTGTTCCTGACATCCGAGGGAGAGATTGCCGTCTATAAGGGTTACGACCCGGCGTCAGCCAGCACATGGGCGCTTGTCGGCGTGTACTGGATCGGCTCTCCCGTGGGTCGCCGATGCATAACCAAGATGGGATCGGAGCTTGTCATCGTCTGCCAAGATGGGCTTATGCCGTTGTCGAGGGCGCTGACAACCGTTCGTGTCAACAACAAGCTGGCGGTGACGGACAAGATCCAGCAGGCCGTCAGCACGGCCGTCAGTCTGTACGGGACCAATTTCGGATGGGAACTGTGCCCGTTCCCGAAGGAGAACATGCTGATACTGAATGTCCCGATCAGCACGCAGGCCAACCAGCAATACGTCATGAACACGATTACCGGATCATGGTGTCGGTTCGTGGGATGGGATGCCATCTGCTGGGAGTTGTACGACGATCATATATTTTTCGGGACCACCGGCAAGGTATGCCGGGCATGGGATGGAAACAAGGACGGGGAAACCAACATCTTTGCCGAGTGCCTGCAGGCGTTCAGTAATTTCGGTTATCCGGCGCGTGAAAAGCACTTCAAATTGATCAGGCCGATTATCCAGGTGGCCGGGGCGGACGCCAATGCGTTCGGGCTCAGCATCGGCCTGAATGTGGAATATGACCAGACGCCGCCCGCTGGCTGGCCGACATTTTCCCTTGGCTCCTATGCGCTGTGGGATAGCGCCGTCTGGGATGCGTCCGTCTGGGTGAGTGGATATTCACCGGCAAAACAGGATTGGCTGACAGCGCCAGCCGTTGGGTACAACGTGGCCATGCATGTCCGGCTGACCAACCGGATAACGGATCTCAACTGGGTGAATACCGACTTCATTTTCGAGGTTGGTTATGGCCTATAGCATCGTCTGTGGCCCGCAATGGAATGACATCCTGGGGGATTATTTCCAGCGACACGCGGGGGGTGAATACAGGCAGGGCGCGCAATGCTTCGGAATGCTCAGGGACGGGAAAATCATTGCCTGCGTGTTGTTTGACGGCTACAACGGCGCAAGCATCTACATGCATGTTGCAAGCAGCGCCCGTAACTGGGTAACGCGCGAATATATCCGCGCCGTGTTTGATTATGCCTTCAGGCAATTGGGGTGCCGTGTTATTATCGGACTAGTGGCTGAAAGCAACCTCAAGGCCCGAAGATTTGACGAGCATCTTGGATTCATCCTGACCGGAACAATACCCGACGGATGCCCTGATGGCGATTTGTTGATCTATACCATGCCCCGCAATGGGTGCAAATGGCTTGAGGTGCTGAAAAATGGGTAAGCCGAAGGCTCCAGCCGCTCCCGATTATGCCGCTGCTGCGGTTGCTCAGGGTGCCGCCAATCTTGACGCGGCGCGCGCCACGTCGAAACTCTCCAACCCGGAATGGGATAATGCCGAAGGTTCACGCCGCATCCAGTACGGAGTTGGCGGCGATCCTGACAGGGTCCGCATTGTTGACACCATGTCGCCTGTGGCCGCCCATCAATACAGCATACAGCAGGGAATCAATACCAACCTCCTGAATACGGCATCGGCCGGGCTTAATCGCGTCTCCCAGCAGATGGCGACTCCGTTTGATATGTCCCGCGTGCCGCAGGTTGATACCCGCAACGAACAGACCCGGCAGGCGGTTGCGCAGGCGCTGATGGGCAGGCTGCAGCCGCAGTTCGACAAGGACGAGAACTCCGCAAGGACTCGCCTTGCCAATCAGGGAATCACGCAGGGCAGCGAGGCGTGGAACGACGAAATGAACCGCCTGACCCAAGCCAAGAATGACGCCATGATGCAGGCGCAAATGCAGGCAGGCGGCGAGGCATCACGCATGTTTGGCGACCAGTCGGCGGCGCGGCAGCAGGCGATTCAGGAGCAGGCCTACCTCCGCAACCTGCCGTTGTCGGAAATCAACGCGCTCCGCACGGGCAGCACGCCGAACATGCCGCAATTCCAGGGGTTCGGCGGCTCGCAAGTGCAGGCGGCTCCGTTGCTGCAAGGCACTCAGCTCGGCGAGCAGGCCGCGATTGATCGCTACAACGCCAAGGTGGGCCAGCGAAATGCCCTGCTTCAAACGGCCGGGCAGCTTGGCAGCGCCTTTCTGCTTGGCGGAGAGTGAGGTGACACATGGCTGATATGACGCAATACGGCAACCCTGCCGCAATCGCTCGGAACAGGGCCATTGCTGATGCCCTGATGGGGTCGGCAATTGGTGGGCAGGCGGGTATGCCGCAAGGCGGTGGTCGCATTGCATCGGCCGCAGGCATAGGCTCCATTATCGCCCCGCTGGCCCAAGCCTTGGTATACAGGCGTATGAGTAAGCGCGCGGATGACGATGAGGCGAAGATGAAATCTGCCTATTCGCAGGCCATGCAGGGCTATACGGATCAGGGAATGCAGGCGCTGTCAGGCGTTCCTGATCGTGTCGTTCCCGCCGTTGAAGGCGTACGTCCAACCAATAACCCCATGCCCATGCTGACTGGCGACCAGAAGTCCGGCTATGTGGATGACCTGCTCGGCGGCCTGAAGGATACGACGATCAAGCCTGCGAGTATTGAGCGCGGCATCCCAGGAAATCCCATGCTGGCGGCTACGTTCTTCGCGCGCAATCCCGAGACGAAGGCGCTGGCCGAAGAATTGATGAAGCAGGCGGCCGCCCAATACGCGCCGGTTGATGCGTCCAAGTTCCTGCCGTACGCGCCGGGACAGTCCTTGGCGCAATCCATTCCGGCTGGCGGCCTCAACAATGCCAACCTTGGCCAGGCACTGCGCGGCGCGTTTGCGGGTGGCGGAATGCCCAAGATCGAGGGCGACCGGATGATTGATCAGGGGACGGGCGGCGTCAGCAACCTGCCGATGACGGCCACGCAGCAGGCAACAGCCAACTATAACCAGGGAATGCTCGGCTACAACCAGCAGAACCTGCAACGCCAGTGGGCGGAACTGCAGCAACGCCAGCAGCAGTTTGCCATCGAGGCCGGACTGCGCCGCATGGGGCTTAGCAATGATCAGGCGCGGCTTGAACTGGAGCGCGCAAAGGCTGACCCCGCCTATCAGGCGCAACTGGCTGCCACGGTCAAG